TGACACCTCTGAGTGTATCATCATTTGCCATAAAGTATCCTGGTGATCTAGCACCACTTTGAATAAGACCTAATCTATTCATCACAGATCTAGCAACTAATGCCATACCTAACTTACCTTCACTTTGTGATTCAGCAAGAACTAATCTTTGGAATAGATCAGCATCATTACCACTAATAGTAGGTGCTGCAATTGGTGTAATACGATCTGGTACTATTTCAGTTTGACCTGCAGCCTCAGGATCACCCCCAGTAAGTTTTGAATCATTGGGATTAAAATTAGGCATTTTAAAACCTTCAGGAAAGAATGATGAAACTAGAAGTTTTCCAACATCCAATAAGTTACCAAAGAATAAAGGATTAGGGAGTTCTTTATCTGATGATATAAATCCTTTTAACATTTCTTTGAATTTTTTCATTCCAGGAATCTTTGGACCAATACCTGGTACAAGTTTTTCAGGAATTCTATCAATACCAAAACCAACAACATTCATTGCAGTTCCTTTCAATCCAGGCAGTGTAAATTTAGGCACCCCTTCAAAGAATCTCCCCATTGATTCTTTAATATAATTTACTGCCTTGCCACCAACATCTAATGCTCCTGCAAAATCCTTTTGTATTCTTTTTCCAACTGCATCAATACCACCACCTCTAAACAAAGTATAGAGAAGAGAACCTCCATACTCACCAAGAAGACCACCAATCATTGTGCCAAGAATTGGTACCGGTATCAATGTACCAACAATCTCACCAGCTGCTGTTCCCAATGCTTTGAAGATTGATTCTTCTACACCAACATCAGGGTCAAGTAAATTTACACCAAGTACAAGGAGTGGTCCAATAATTGGAATCTTGATTTTACTTAATGGACCCTTTAATCTTTTCAGAAATGGTGCTGCACCTGCTACTTCTTGTGCTCCCTTACTGCCCAGAATTTTTTTAAGAAATGGACTTACTTTACCTTTAACTGCACCTGCTATCTCTCTTCCCTTAGTTGCACCCCTTGCTAATAACTCTCCTCCTTCAGTTATTAATTTTCTTCCTCCAGCAGCACCAGCTTTAAGAAGATCTTTTCCTCTTGTTAGCGCTGGTGTTAATGCTTTTTTAGCAGACCTTATTCCAAGTCTTGTATCAAAGATTAACTCAGCTGCTTTATTGCCAAGTTTTGTTTTTGATATTTTACTAGCAAGACGACCTATTGGAGATGCTACTGCTTTTTGAAATAATTTACCACCTGCTGACCTAAGTTTTGTGAGAGGTGCTGTTTCTTTTAAGAACCTTGCTATATTTTTTGATGCTTGTATGCCACTCTTAATTCCATTACCTACTACATTTGCTAAGTCTTTTATTCTTTTGATTGCTGCTGCACCAAAATCAAATAGAGCATTACCAAGTCCTCGTAATCCTGCACCAATTAAAGAACCACCTTTCCTTAATACTGATGAAAATAATCTAAAAAATCCCTTGAACCCTGCCTTTATAATTTTAAGTGGTGCTTTAATGGCACCCTTAACAAAGGTTTTAAGTCCACTACCTGCTAACCTAAATGCTTGCAGCATTGCTCTCAAAGAAGCAAATACTAAGTAAAGATTATCTCTTACAAAATTAAATGCACTAATTATTTTTTTAAAATTCTTTACAAGAAAAAGGAGAAGACCACCAAGTAATATATTGGTGATGAATCCCATAAAATCAAATGCCCCACCAACTCCAGAAACAACTCCAGAAACAACACCTGCTGCTTTCTCACCACCCTCAAGAAGTTGTTCTCTTCTTGACCTTCTTAATTTTGCTGCTGCTTCTTTCTTGTTTTTTCTTTCTTGAACTTCTTTCTGATATTGTCCTTTGAGGGCATCATCAATAGAACCTGTTAACTTATTGATATTATCAAGTTGGATATTGATTTTTTGAAAACCAATTTTAGACCCATTTGCACTTAAATTTGGTTTCTTAACTTTCACAGATGATGATTTTCTCATGGCAGTGACACCACCACCATTCATTGCCTTTACTAGAGCACCACCTTTACTTGTTGTTGATTTTTCAGAACTTGTGCTTCTAGTTTTTTTATTTTTTATTTTATTTTTTATTTTATTTTTTAAAAATTTCTTTGCTTTGTTACTAGCAACACTTTTTGCTTTATTCATGAGCGCTTTTTTAGCGCCTGCCTTTACACCAGCACTCAATAAACCTTTAGCAAGAGGAAGTAGAAAAGCAGCCATATTATCCTACCAAACTATAGATTGATTTAATAATAAGTGTCTCAGTATTCATTGAATCTTGTGATGAAAAAGAAGGAACTCCTTGATTTCCATTAGCATTACCAGCAAGTGATGTAGGTGTGGCACCTTTAGGTACTGTACCATCTCCCTGATTTGGACCCATAAAAATACTATTATCAACTACTCTAGGACCTGGTGCTTGTCTAGGTTGAGAAGATGTAATAGTAGCAGCAGGTGCAGATGTGCCAGCAGTTTCAGCAGTATCTCTATTACCAGTATGTGCTGCTAAAGTCATCTTGTCAAAATCAGATTTTGCAAGATTGTATATATTTGTCTCACTTCTTAAACTCTCTGTGACTGTTACTCCATCAACTTTATCACCCACTTTACTCATTAGGATTTTTTGCCTTGCTGCTGCACCCATAGCAGTAAGTAAAGTAAAGTTTGTTTTACTAACTCCCTCTGCATTTGCACTAGAAAATATTCTTGTAGGCATCACACCTTCTGGTGTTGAAGTATCTCCAGTGGCACCTCCCATAAAGCTCTTAATCTTGGATCTCATCTGGTTGCCACCAGTTGATTTAACTTGTCTAGTAGAGAAAAACCCACCTGGATGTTTAATGGGTCCAGGGTTAAGCATATCTAAGTCCCACCTCTGAACACCACCACCCAACTTTCCACTCTTAACAGCCATTCTTTCCCATTCACCATGGGTTAACACATTCTTATCTACATCAGCAGCAGTCTGACCATATGCTTTTAATAAAGCAGCTGCTTCTTTAGCCATAGCAGTCGTCTGAGCATTTGTTAGTGGATTTTCTCTCCACCCTCTATTTTCATTATATGGACTTGTTGGTGGTCCATGACCCATGGCAGCTGCTGACAGAGCAACTGAGTTTGTATTATATCCACCAGTTCCTTCATTATTATCAACACCATATTGTGCTCTTCTCATTGGTTTCCCAGAACCACTAAAGACTTGGTGATATGGTCCAACATTTTTATTATGATGATCTCCAGTCCAATGTAAGAATACTTTTGTTTTCTTTGCTTTTCCACCTGCTCTATCTGGTGAGTCAAGACCTGCTGTGCCACCAACTAGACCACCACCAGAGAATCCTTGTATCCCTCTATTATCTCTTGGTTTATTTGTACCACCACCAGCAGCATTCATTGCTAATAGATTACTTGCACCATACTTATTCACAGCACCTCTACTCATCACAATCTCACCAGGTTGAGCAGCAATCAATTGTGTATCAGCACCTGCACCTGTAATATTAATACTATTATTTGTTATCTGACCACCACCAGAAAATGTTTGAACAGGTGGTGCTTTTTGATTTTCAGGTCTTACATTAAAAGGATCATACATTGGAATCTCAGGTATCTTTGGAATTTCAAATACTGGAGGTTGGTCTGATATATTTTCAAGAGGATCAGCACCAAAGAGACCTAGAACATCATTAATTCTATCTTCAATAAAATTCAAAGATGAATGAATTGGTTTAAGAACAAAATCACCAATTGGACTTAGCACAAATTTGTTAAATCCATCTATGAAACCATTGATTCCTCTTATAATACCATTGAAGAATTCTAATACTTTATTGAATACATCAATCAATGGTTGTAAGAATTTCTTTGGATCTTTTAATACTTTTAATAAGAATAAAAGTGCTCCTCCAAGTAAGATATTTTTGAAGAAATCCATCAACATATCAAAAATTCCCTTTGCAGGTTTCACTGCCTTCTTAGCTAAATTCTTATCATCACCTACAGATTTACCTTTACTCTCTAATAATTTTTCTCTATCTACTCTCTTACTCTTTTGAGCTTGAGCATTTTCTTCTCTATCTTCTTTCTGTTCAAGTTTTGCTTGCTTCTTAAGAGTATCTAAGATACTTTCCAGGTTGTCCTTAAGTCCAGAAAGTTTGAATGATATATCATCAATACCCTTCTTTACTTCATCATTACTAACACTTTCTTGTTGTGGTTCTGCACCACCAGGAAGTAAAAGTTGTGGTTTTGCTTTCTCTTTTTTTTCAGATTTTTGATTTGTGGCAGTGCCTATAAATTTTTGTTTTGATATTTTTTTAGCAGCTTTATTAGATTTTTCTGCAACTTTCTTTGCTGCTTTCTCTTGTTCTTTAAAAAATTTCTTTGCGTCAATCTTGGATTTTTCTTGACTCTCTGGTATTTTTATCTTCTTTATTCTAACAAATTCCTTTGTAAGAATTGCTATGTCACCACTATCCGCCTTGCTGCTACCTACTCTAGCAGCAGCAATCTTTTCTCTAATTAATGTTTTATATGTACCAAAATCAATATCACTTCCATCACTAATGCCAAGATAATCGCGCAAGATACCCTGATTAACTTCCTTGTTTACATTAGTTCGGGTAGTTGCCATTACTTTCTCTTTGCCTTTTCCTCTTCTTCTTTAAGGTGTTGCTCAAGTAAAATGGTATAAACTTCCCTCTCCCAAGGGATCAAATTTTCAATCTCAGTTAATGAATATTTATGGTACTGCATCAAGGAAAAATTAAGTTTATAGTATGACATCATATCCATGTGTGCCATACCTATGCGAAAAAACTTGACAGTCCCTCCAGAGTAACTTTACTCTTCTTCTTGGTCTTTGGATTTTTCACATCAATAGTATGAGAAAGTTTTGGCATGGTACTAAAGAACTTTTCAATCTCTTTAAATTGTGTAGAGTTCAATTGCTCAAGAAAATCCTTTACTTCTTGAGGACTTACATCACTTGTAGACCAAACCTCTTCATTATCATAAATTTTATCAATACAAGAACCAATCAATTCAAATGATTGATCCATATCTGGGTTTTCAAATTCAAAATTGTTTCTAATAAATTGTTCAAGAGAAGGATACTTCATATCCATAAAGTAAGTATCATCAAGTTTTACAGTTTTAGTATGCTCCTCATTTCTAATAACCTGAATCTCATCAAGATTAATAGAAACCTTGACCTCAGTCTCACCATCATCTGGGCATACAATATTAACCTCTACAACCTCACCAACAGACTTACCTCTAATATTAAGGAAAAGATATTCAATGTCAAAGGTTGGTAGTGTTTCAATCTTTACATCTTTTGAAAGAATACAATCAGAAATAACTGCTTTGATTGCTGTTGTAATCTGTTGTGAGTCTTCAGACTCTAGTGCAATGACTAAAAGTTTTTCTTCTTTAACTAGAAATGGTCTGTATTTAATTGTCTTTCCTGAAGAAGGCAAATCCAACTCAAATGTTGGTGTTACAATTTTTGGTAAAGGCATGATGTCCTATGATGAAGTCAGTGTGAATATTTAGGTAAGGTTTTGAGATGCTAGATTTAATTGACCAAATTCATTATATAAATTCTGATTTAGAAGAAATCCAGTATTAGATTGTATTTGAAAAGGTTCAACTGGTATTTTTACACTTGTATTTTTTGGTACTGTTGCTGATGATTTGTTTGAAGATTGAATAGATTTTGAAGGATTATATGGTTCAGTTACATATCTTACAAAAGTAAAGTTTACTGTCAATCTAAGAACTTCAGTGCCACCATAATTGAGTTGCATGGCATTCATGGAAATAGGAAATCCCTCTACCAATGTGTACTTAATACTTTGAGACACTGATGTATCTCTTTCAAATTTATATAACTCAATTAGATTTTTTTCTCTATATCCACCATCTCCATCAGGATAATTCATCCTAAATCCATTTCTAAAATTTTTATAATTCTCATTATCTCCTCTATCACTAATTCCTTTTCCAGAAATGTAATCCATCCATCCTTCAAAGAAATGAAGGGTTTTATATTCAGAATCAACTAACATTTCAACTGCCATTTGATCATCATACATTCTCCTATATGCCATCTTTTCAGTGACACCCATGTAATCAGATGTTACATCATGGGTTGCAAATGATGAACCAGGAAGAGTAGCACTAGTGCAAGCAATATTAATTCTTTCTCTAAGATTAGAGGTGATGGCTAAACCTTTTGTCTTTGTAATGTGTGATAATACAACACGAGGAACATTGATAGACAGAAAGTAGTTTGATGTAGTAGCTGAATGCATCAGCTTTGTGATCAAATTCTCTGTGGTATATTTTTTAATACCTGCGCCAGGTCCAGTAGGCATCTATAAATAAATTTGATTACCATACTATGTAGGAGAAAAGTGGGACAATCTTTGAAAACAAAATATAAACCCACCAACCCTGACAAATATATGGGCAATCCCAACAATATTATTTGTAGAAGTTCTTGGGAAAGAAGGTTTTGTAAAGAGTGTGATACTAATCCAGGTGTTGTGAAGTGGGCAAGTGAAGAGTTCTCAATCCCATATGTATCACCTGCAGATGGTAAGGTTCATAGATACTATCCTGACTTCCTAATTGAGAAAAGTGATGGTAAAAGATATATTATAGAGATTAAACCTGACCACCAAACTAAACCTCCTGTAAAAAAGAGCAGGGTAACAAAGTCATATTTGTATGAATGTGCAACTTTTGAGATAAATAAAGCCAAGTGGAAGGCAGCATCTGAGTTTGCCAAAGATAATGGAATTGAGTTTCAGATAATGACGGAGAATCAAATCTTCCCAGAAAAACATCATACTAGGAAGAATTATGGAACAAGAGGAGTATCTAGAAAGCGCAGAAAATAGATTAGAATATGTTGTAGATGATATCATCAACAAAACAACTGCTGATGATAGAATGATTTCTCTTCTTGAAGTCCTTACTGAAGTGGAGGTTGTTCCTGATGTTGGAAGATATTACACTTTTGTATATCAACCAAAGACACCAAGAATTAGATATGATCAAAATCCTTTAATTGCTTGTGTATCTGTAGATAGATGGGGATTTAGAGGTATTAATTATCATTGGGGTAAGTTTAGAAACTACACATGGGATGAAGTGATTGGTAATCTTCATGTTATCTACCCACTTGAATTAAGGGATGCAAGGTCTATTCCTTTTCAACATTTCCTAATAAATAATTAAATGCAAGGATGATCGATGGCAGCAACCAGTAACAACTCAGGATTTCAAATATATACAGGTGCTCCTTTTGGTGAAACAGCTTATCGATCTACATCATTAGTTGATACCTATATTGACCCAGCAAATAAATCAACTAAATCTAAAACTAGTGTAGAAACAGAAGTCAATATCACTACTGGTGACATAGAGTTGTATCATAAACTTCCTGGTAATGCACAAAATATATCATTAGCCATATTTAAAGCAGATGGTTCAAAAGTAATTCCTGATTCATC